CAAAGTGGTTATGCTTCAAGTAGGGAACTTGCTCAACTGAGTGCTGTAGATTATTTTCAGTTTCAGTTAGGCAGAACAGTAACAGGAGTTAGCGATATAGTGACATTAGCAATCGCTGCAACTGCAAACAATGCCGATGTCTTAGCCGAACTAGGCTGGCAAGAATTAACCTAAACTCAGTATAAGTTATTAATAAATAACGGCATGAGCATATCTACCTTAGTTAAAACACCATACGCAAAGACCGTATTTTCCAATGATGATCAATTAAATGATTTTCTAAAATGCTGTGATCCTGTATTAGGACATCTGTATTTTATGGATAACTTCTTTATGATACAGCACCCAACTAGGGGCGCAATGCAGTATCATCCATGGGACTATCAAGAGCGATTAATTGAAACGTATCACAAATATCGTTTTTCAATCAGTTTGATGCCACGGCAAACAGGTAAGTCAACTAGTGCAGCAGGTTATCTACTTTGGTATGCTATGTTCGTACCAGATTCAACTATTTTAATTGCAGCACACAAGTATGCAGGTGCTCAGGAAATCATGCAACGTATTCGTTATGCATATGAGAACTGCCCTAATCATATTAAAGCAGGGGTTGTAACATACAACAAAGGCTCATTGGACTTTGATAATGGTAGTCGTATCATAAGTGCTACAACTACTGAAAACACAGGTCGTGGTCTTTCTATTTCATTACTATATCTTGACGAGTTTGCATTCGTTAGGCCTACGATTGCCAGTGAGTTTTGGACTTCTATCACACCAACATTGTCAACTGGTGGTAAAGCGATTATTACAAGCACACCAAACAGTGATGAAGATCAATTCGCATTGATTTGGAAACAAGCAAACAAAACTGAAGATGAGTTTGGTAATCAAACTGATGTGGGTGTGAACGGATTCCGTGCATATCGTGCGTATTGGAGTGAACATCCTGAGCGTGATGAGACATGGGCACGTGAAATGCGGGCGCAATTGGGAGATGAACGTTTCCGTCGTGAAATGGATTGCGAATTCATTATTGCTGATGAGACACTTATTAGTCCTGTTGCATTATTTGAATTAGAAGGTACAGAACCAATATACAAATTAGGACAGGTACGTTGGTATAAAAAACCAACTAAGGGTAATATATATGTTATTGGGTTAGACCCAAGCTTAGGTACGGGAAGTGATCCTGCAGCAATACAAATATTTGAAGCTAATACAACTACTCAAGTAGGTGAATGGAAACACAATCAAACTGCGATTCCTGAACAGGTACGCTTGATGAAACAAATTACAGATTACATTGTAGACCTTACTAAAGAACCAAACAATATCTACTATAGCTTAGAGAACAATTCAATAGGTGAGGCTGCACTTATCTCATTACAAGAGTACGGAGAACATAACATAACAGGAACGTTTTTAACTGAAACCGGAGTTAAAAAACGCAAAGGTTACAACACAACACAGAAATCTAAACTCGCTGCTTGTGCTAAATTTAAGCATCTAATAGAGTCCAAAAAGATGAAAATACATAGTAAATCACTGGTTACGGAACTTAAAAACTTTGTGGCTGTTTCAGGGTCCTACAAAGCTAAAGTCGGAGAAACCGACGATTTAGTCATGGCCTCATTACTGATTACTAGAATGCTGCAGGATTTAGGTAATTATGTCAGTGAATTAGAAAGTCATATACGTGATTATGACGAGTTTCTCCCTCCCTTACCCTTTTACGCAGTGCTTGGCTGATAAATACATATTATTATCGGATTTAGCATATGCCCATCAAAGACGAAACATTACAAGACCAACTTTATAACTTCTTAAAAACCCAAGGATTCAGACCTACTAGATTAAATTCTTCTGGTAAGCCAGTACCATTAGGTTCTATGGCTGATGTCATCAAGTTCAATTTCAAAATGAACGACATTGATTATGGTCAGGTATATGCAGCGGTTCTTGACGCAAATGTGGTTTTATGGGTTGAGGATAGTGTTTTAGATAGCCCAAACCATAGCGAAAATAGTGATGAAATGTCATTTAATGAAGTATCCAAATATATTAAAGACTGGGCACATGACTATCAATTAGGGTTTGAGCGTGATGATATTGAGAATTTAGAGGATGAAATGGCTAAAAGAGAAGAAACTAAAAAATTAAAAGAAAGTTATCATCCAGTTGGAAGAAGAATAAGTTTAAATGATAGCGTACCAAATGTAAAAATAAAGATTCAACATAGTAAAAATATGGAAGAGGGGATGCAACGTTTTAGAAACGTTGAAAAAATATATTTGGAAAATGTTGACGGTGAAAGATTTTTGCTCAACACTAAAAAGCCAGGTATCGCAAGAATATATGCACGACATATTGCAGAAGGTGGTAAAGTAAATGATGACCGTTGGAATCATATTAATAATTTAGTAGAAGAATATTCTAGTATGGCAGGATTTGTACGTGCTACTAGAAATGGACAATTTAATGAAAGCACACAAGTTTTAGTAAGTGAGGGAGTTGAACATTATTTAAAAATACGTGAATCATTACAAAAACTTGCAGGTAAACGTGGATATAATGCTTATTTTGAAAATTGGACTCCAACGTTGAATGAAGATATGGGAATAGGTCAACCTGACCTTGCTGAAATGTTCATGAGTTCAAGTATCGATCCACGTATTGAAAGAGCAATGCCTGTACTAATGCGTATACATAAAGTAAGTGGTAAACTTGATGAAGTAACTGAATTAGAAGAATGGACAGAAAACGTCATCAATGAAAAATTAAAACCTCATAGTAATATACAGATTAAAAATTTGGCAGCGCAATTTGCTGATGAAATACCCGTAGGCGATGATGGATTAAACGCTAAAAATGTTTTATCAAAATACAATTTAGAAAACGAAGATTTATTTGACGAATTAGATGAATTAGCAGAAACTGATGTTGACGCAGATGCACGTGATATAATATTAAGTTGGGCACTCAGAACAGAGGATCATGATTTACATGAGTTAGCAAAAGAAATTAAAGGTGTTATGAAAGGTGACGTACAGGTAACATCACCAGCAGCAACAGTTCCACCTCCTGCTCCAGCTGCCCCTCCACCGCAACCAGCCCCTCAACAAACACCTCCTGTTATGGAAGATGACACAAATCTTGATCCTGAATTAGTAGGACGTGCAATTGAAATGGCTATAGAAGGTTATCGTGATCCTGAAATAGCAAAGGCATTAGATTTAGAATTAGAAGATGTTCAACAAATGCTTGATGCATATTTGGAAGAGATTGAAGCAGGCACAGACCAAACAGTTGATGAATCTTTGGACAAACAACAAAGTAAAGTTAACCAACTTGGTGCTACCGAAAAAGCAAAAACTATCAGTCCGGTAATAGGAAAAGAACCAAAACAACACCCATTTAAAGGTAAACTAGTGGGTGCTAGTGAAAGTGTAGATCCAATGATAGCACGAATGAAAAAATTATCCGGTTTGGATAAATAAAATTATTATTTACCCGTAACTGGGATAAATACTATTGTTAACACGATTATATTACTGTATAATTATGTTATCAGTCACTCATAGGGAGTGGCGAATACTCAACAAAGACCAACTTAAGGCAAAGGAAATATATTATGGCAAGTCTAGCAGAAATCCGCGCACGTATCGCTGCGCAAGAAAACAAATCAAGTAGCAACTCAAATTCACAATCAGATAACGCAATCTACCCACACTGGAATATGGATGAAGGCACAAATGCAACTTTGCGCTTTTTGCCAGACGGCAATTCTAGTAACACATTCTTTTGGGTAGAACGTCAAATTATCAAATTGCCATTCAATGGCGTTAAAGGTGACAATGCTGTTAAACAAGTACAGGTGCAAGTTCCGTGCGTAGAAATGTATGGTGACAACTGCCCAGTATTAGCAGAAGTTCGTCCTTGGTATAAAGATGAAAGTTTGAAGGATATGGCAAATAAGTATTGGAAAAAACGTAGTTATATTTTCCAAGGTTTAGTTCGTCAAAACCCAATAGGAGATGATAAGACTCCTGCGAATCCAATTCGTAGATTCATTATCAGCCCACAAATTTTCACAATCATTAAATCAAGTTTGATGGATCCAGAAATACTTGAACTACCTACTGACTATGTTCGTGGTCTTGATTTTCGTGTTACGAAAACAAGTAAAGGTGGTTATGCTGATTACAGCACAAGTACATGGAGTCGCCGTGAGTCTCCACTAACAGAGGCAGAGCAACAAGCTATTGAAACACATGGTCTCTTTAATCTTGCAGATTTTCTTCCTAAGAAACCTAACGAAGCTGAATTGCGCATCATTAAAGAAATGTTTGAAGCAAGTGTAGATGGTCGTCCATATGACCCAGAACGTTGGGGCGCATATTATCGCCCTTACGGAGTTGATGTACCAGCAGGTGCAAAGGTGGAAGAACAGGTAACAGCAGTTCAAGCTACTGCTGCCACAACCGCACCCATAGCCGACACAGCACCTTGGGATGACGAATCAGACACAGCATCACAACCTGTCAAAGTTCCAACAACACCAACAAGCGATAAAGCACAAGACATTCTAGCAATGATTCGTGCAAGGCAAAGTAAAGCAGCCTAAATAGGTATTGGTAGGGAACGTCACCGTTCCCTACCTTAGGAGAATAATTATGACACTACCCGATGAACGATACCTAGCCATTAAACAAGGAAAAAAATTACTTGAGGAGTTATGTGATCCAGGCAAAACCCCAAGAGTTCCTAGTATGGTAAGAGACAAGGCCCGAGCAGCACTAAGACATTTTCCAAATGATTGGGAGATTGATAGTATTGCAGAAAAATGCCCTGAACTTATTGACAAGAAGGTCAATGGCATGTATCGTATAACAAAATGATAGGAGAACAGTTTGGTTAAGCCGTTTGATGTTTCAAAATTCCGAAAGGAAATAACTAAGTCTATTGAAGGACTCAGTATAGGTTTTAATGATCCAACCGATTGGATCAGTACAGGAAATTATGCACTCAATTATCTTATTAGTGGTGATTTTAACAAAGGCGTTCCTCTTGGCAAAGTCACTGTATTTGCTGGCGAATCTGGTTCCGGAAAGAGTTACATCTGTTCTGGCAACTTGGTACGCCATGCTCAGCAACAAGGTATCTTTGTGGTACTCATTGATTCTGAAAATGCTTTGGACGAAGATTGGCTCAAAGCACTAGGAGTTGATACCGCGGAAGATAAATTGTTGAAATTAAACATGGCTATGATTGATGATGTAGCCAAAACTGTTAGTAAATTCGTTGCTGACTATAAAACACTATCACCAGAAGATAGACCAAAAGTATTGTTTATCATTGATAGTCTTGGTATGTTGTTGACACCAACTGATGTTAATCAGTTTGATGCAGGTGATATGAAAGGTGACATGGGTCGTAAACCTAAAGCACTAACAGCACTTGTTCGTAACTGTGTTAATATGTTCGGTGCATTGAACATTGGTATGGTTGCAACTAATCATACGTATGCTTCACAAGATATGTTTGATCCTGATGATAAAATTTCAGGTGGTCAAGGTTTCGTGTATGCATCAAGTATTGTTGTTGCAATGAAGAAGCTAAAACTCAAAGAAGATGAAGATGGTAATAAAGTTTCAGAAGTAAATGGTATTCGTGCCGCGTGTAAGATTATGAAAACACGTTATGCTAAACCATTTGAATCACTTCAGATTAAAATTCCTTATTCAACAGGCATGAATCCATACAGTGGATTACTTGATTTGTTTGAGAAGGAAGGATTGCTTACTAAAGAAGGTAATCGTCTTGCATACACAACCGTTGACGGAGAAGTTTTAAAGATGTTCCGTAAAGGTTGGGAAAGTAATGAGGATGGTTGTTTAGATAAAGTAATGACCGAGTTTAGTAAAAATCAAACAAATAAGCTAAGTAATGTTGCTGATGTTGAACAGGAGGCAGCATGACAAACTTAGACACAATTGCAGAAGTTTGGGAAGCATTGCGTATGCATATTGACCTAAACGAAAGAAAAGAAGCAGCAGAAACACTAGTGAATTACTTAATGGAAAATAATTATGAAGCTAGTGAAATTAAAGAGGAATTCAGAGGTGATAAAGATATTGCCAAAGCATTACTCTTTCTTGATGACCATAGTCTACATGATGAAGAAGAAGATGATTATGATGATGACTATGATGATGACCGTTATTAAATAGGACACACATGACTTGGTACACCAAAGTTTCAACTGATTTATCATCTATACCCGATTTTATTGCACACTATGATGCCGAACTATTACAGGCAAAAGGTGATGTAAAGATTTATGGTAACTTAGAAAAGAATATCTCAGCACTTCCGGGTATTACTGAACACCGCTTCAATCAGTTACAAGAGATTGAGGCGGTTCTTAATTACCTAAATATTCAATTACGGAAAATTCGCCGAAAACATTTTCAAAAGTACTTAGAAGCGTATAATAGAGTCTTAACTAGCCGTGATGCTGAAAAGTATGTTGACGGTGAGGAAGAAGTGATTGATTTTGAAACTATAATCAACGAAGTAGCATTACTACGTAATCGTTGGTTAGGTGTACTTAAGGGTCTTGATGCCAAACAATGGCAGATGGGACATATTGTTAGATTGCGTACCGCAGGTATGGAAGATGTAACTCTATAATAGTTGCTTTTTTGATAACATTGACAATAAATCCGTTCGGGTATATAATAGCTTCATTGTTGCAATATGTTGTATAAATTGCAACACTTGACAATAAATCAGGTTACATGTATAATGTCACATAACTTGATAATTAGGAGCTATAAATGAGTACGATTCTTGTCAAATTCGGTGAATATCGCAACAAGCCCGTAGTCAATCAAAAATTCACACTTGTCAAAGATTTTCAGACAGGTAAAAAAGGTAGTTATATTACTGTAAAAAACGACGGTCAGTTTGACATTGCTATTGATGTTGTCAAAGTGAAAGTTGATTCTATTAACGATATTGTATTTGTAGATGGAGAACCCACTGTGAGTGAAAACGCAATTGCTTTTAAAGCAAAAGAAGTTAAACAAGTAGAGACTGATGAAGAAGCAATGGATCGCATTGCTACCCGTTTTTCTGTACTTGATGAAATGACAAAGGCAGCAATCAATAGCGATATTCGGGCAATGATCGTATCAGGTCCTCCCGGTGTCGGCAAGAGTTTCGGCGTTGAAACTCAACTAGAAAAGGCAAGCATGTTTGACAAGCTTGCAGGCAAACGTGTTCGCTTTGAGATTGTTAAAGGTGCAATGACTGCACTGGGTCTGTATGCTCAACTGTACAAATATTCTGACAAGAAAAATGTACTAGTCTTTGATGACTGTGATTCT